AAATTTGTCATATAATTATTTCTTTGCTCTAAAAGACTTGGCATAGCCCGTGTCTCTAATTTTGGTAGCGTTATCATTTATTTAAAAGCCTCCTTTTAATTGCAATAAAGTTAATTCGTTTTCAAGATTAGCGAAATAAAAAGGTTGTGGATTATCCCTTATTTCTTTCATTTCTTTCTGCTCTTTAGGTTCTTCTATTTTTTCCGTGTTATCCTCGATTTTCGCCTTAAATTCCTCGGTTCTTGTTTCGTTTAAAATTGAATCTTCTTCGCCTCTCGCTTCTATGCTTTGAGCAATGTAAGCTGGTTGCTTGTCAAGTACAGAAATTTCATACAAATCCATTTCTTCAACTGTTCTTCTTTGGATGCCTTCTACATGATTACGCCATGTGTCCCTAAGCACGGAGAAGCCGAAACTCCAACCACGTAGCTCACCTTTTCGTGCCTTGTCCATTACCATTTCGTCTGTAATCGTGGCAATCGCACGTAGCCCCACATTATCTTCACTCAATTGAAGTTCGCCTGATTTGGTAGAACCCAATTTATAATTTCTATCATGATTAAAAAGCAAATCGACTGAATCATTTTTTTGCAATGCTCTTTCGAATGTTTGTGGCATAATTTCTTCTACAAATTTACCTGTTGGACTTGGCAATTCTCTGGATAAACGATTTGTTACATTTACATAACCATCTAAAATAACTGAATCGCTTCTTAATTCAATTTTCATTGGATTTCTTCACCCCCTTTCAAGCTAATAAAAAAGACCTATTGTTAGGTCTAAAGTCATGAATTGTATACTTGTAAACATTTTTGTAAACATTGTTGTATACTTGTATACATGATTTGTATACATGATAAAAACCAACGGTCGGAAAGCCGTTGGTTTCGAGGTGAATCCCTACCTGTGAGAGTAGTTCGTCTATTTTATTTTTCTATTTTTTAGCAATTTTTATACATTAAAGTTAAATTAGGTAAACCATGACCTTGACTTGTTGTTTCTAGGTCTAAGCGCTCACATGTCTTGACCAAAAGGGCGTAGATTTCTGATTCGGTTAAAGTTCTTTTGAACTGCTTTTCGCCATATTTAATAATCAAAGCAATTGCGCCTGTAATGTGAGGTGTTGCCATTGACGTACCAGATAATCGGGCATATTGACTTTTTGGATAAGTCGACATTACATCTACTCCAGCCGAGATGCAGTCCACTTCGAGCGAATTGTTTGAGAAAGGCGCGAGATTCCTGTTCTCATCGCATGCCGATACCGTAACGCACTCATTGTAGAGACTAGGGTAACTATACTCCATAGTACTCTCATCTGCATCTCCCTCGTTCCCACTTGCGACGATGATAAGAATCCCCTTCGAGACTGCCTCAAGAATCGCATCATATAATTTCGGGTCATCTACTGAACCTCCTAGTGACATATTTATGACTCGTACTCTTTCGCCATTTTGACCTACCCAATTAGAGGCGAATTTGATTCCTTTAATGATTCCTTGATAAGAACCACTTCCTTTTCCGTTTAGCACTTTACAAATTAATAATTTAGCATCTGGGGCAACTCCCACAACACCCGAATCATTCGAAACCCCAGCTATCGTACCAGCTACATGCGTCCCGTGACCATTTCGGTCCGAATAATCATCTTTTCGTCCTTCGCCTGTAAAATTAAAACCGCCTATAATATTCTTTTTAAGGTCTGGATGATCCACATCAATTCCTGTATCTAAAATCGCTACAACTATGCCTTCGCCCTTATCGCCTTTGTCCCAAAGCTCAGGAGCGTTGATTTGTCGAACTCCGTAAGGGATTTCGGTCGAAACACTTTGAATTGATTCAATTTTAAATGGAATTAATTTCGCTTCTGTCATGATGTTAAAACTCCTTTTTTATAACGTTTTTTCATATCCACTTGGCAAAATAGGTTGTGGTGTTGTATTCGCTGACATATCCCATAAAAGCGTCCAATCTGTGCCATTATTTGTAGTAGAGGCGAATACTTTAAAGCGATTTTGCCGTTGATCCCCAGCATTAGAAAAACTGTAATAATTTAATTTCGTTAATGCGTACCAATCGCCCAAATCAATTACCACATTTGCATTCGGAACGGCTGACCACCAAATCGGATAAGTATTTGTTGTCGTTGTTTTCACGCCATCTTTAATCGTATTTACATCGGTCGAACCTTGGTTAATAGCGTCATTTGAAAGGATCGTTGCAGTAGTCATGCGATTTGTAGCACCATGCCACGCTTCAAATTCTATTATGCGTGTCGTTGTATCTATTGATGTGCCGTATCCTTGGATTTTTAAGTATCTCCATGAAGTGATAATTGGATTTACTGTGACTGCTAATGTTTTTACGGCTTCTGCTATGCCAAAAACGCTCACAGTTAATGTTTTAAGGGTACAAGATCCTGTAAACGTTAATGCCTCGCTATAAAGCGCTGAGGACGTTGTGGGCGTACTGCCATCTTTCGTGTAATATGTTCGGCAACCAACAAAAGGCTCTTGGCAATCGATCCAAAGAGGATCGCCCGAATTTAACGTAACATTCGCTTGATCGGGTATCCCAGCATAACTACCAGCATTTGTTCTGAATTGAGTTTTTGGGACTCTGCTTGATGTTACAGGCGAAACCTCACCGCCACCGATTAAAGTTGTTCCAAGATAAAGCTTTGAGATTTGCGTAGCACCTAAAAAAATATTATCAACTGCTATTTCGCCCAAATTGACATTGATCGGGGTACTTCCAACTTTTTCGTCTGTCGCTGGCTCTTGATTTATGTCAAAATTCGTTTCTGGGGCGTAAATAGCGCCATAATAGTTTCCTTCTTGGTTCGCCATACAACCCCTACGACCATCATCTACTCCGTCACCATGCCAAAAAGTGACTTGATCTATACCGCCCCAAGCATTCTCGGTAGGTTTAACGGCATTATCATAATTTCCTCTGTAATTAATCGCATAATTTTTTTGTCTTTCTTTTTCGGTCGCATCAATCGCACCATTCGCATCGATAGCGTCAAAATCAGCTACCAATAAATTTACAGGATAATATCGCCCTTTATTTACATAAACATCGAAAAGGCTTGCGATCGAAAATCTGGATTTACACGAAAGATGCCTAAAAAGTTCGTAAGAAGGGGTCCAATAATAAGCATCACTCATAGCATAATATTTAGCCTTTCCTTCTGCGCTTGTAAGCATCGTGGCAAAAGCTGATTTATAAGGCTCTACTAAGGCTCTTTTTTCTCCATTCACTAAAGCCGAAATAGAATCGCCCCAAATGATTCGATTCGCTCTTGTGTAGGTATTGATCACGTTTTTAAATGTGGCAAGTTCTGTCGTATTCGCCCCAAATGCAGAATTAACGACTGAAACATGATTATCAATCATATATTTAAACCATTCTTGCGCTCGGTCAGCTTGACCAAAATTAAATTGCAGATTTCCTATTGAAAGCCCAGCATCATCATGATTACCACTTGTTACTGCCATTTGAGTGTTTTCGGTTATTCCACTTGTCTCAAAAAAACCTGTATTCAAATTTACTTTGATTTTTAGATCACTAAAAGGCAATACGCCTGTAGTCATTGCATCACCCTGTTATGAAGTATAGTGTATTTGCATCTTTTGTTCCGATGGCGTTATAACTTGCCTGTGTGCCTTTCCAAATAGATAAAGCGCCTGTAGTGGATTGTGCATATTTTTGATTTAAAAAAACGCCATTTTCTTTAATATTAGGCGAATTGATATAAGCATTCGTTCCTACATCATCTGCTCTTACTTCTAAAGCATCTGTTAATAAAGGTGATGTAATTCTAAATGTTTTTGAATTAGCGTCTGGTGTTAAAATCAATTCCGCAGTAGAAACCGTGCCTTTTTGTTTAAAAGTCCATGGTCGATCTGTGTTAAAACGTAGTTGATTGAGCAAATCGCCTTTATTTGTAACAGTTATTGAACCGTTAATATTTCCACCGTTTGCTGGATAGTATGTCCCACTGTGATTATGTGTCGTGTCTGATTTTCCCAACAATGCACTACTAAGTCCATTTACATCAGCCATTTCATGATTATGTATGCTTGGTGTAAAGGATAAAGGTTTGTCAAGAATACTAGTCCAACTAACAGGTGCGACTTCTGAACCGCCCATTAAAGGCAACCAATCTGAAAGTCCTTCATTTTGGGCGAAATACATAAAATCGTTTAAGGTATCTAAATAAAATTGTCCTTCAAAATCAGAAATGACAACTCCATTTGGATCTCCTTCGCCTAATACAGGTCTTTGAGCGTTTGCAATTAAGAAATCATGAAGCGCTTGCCAATTATTTTCGCTTTGTAAGGTATCATCCGACATAATCGCATCTAAAGAGGTGTATTCGAATGAATTGGTAACGCTTACTTCTTCACTTTGCGTAATATATAATTCGCCTACGTGCGTACCGATTTCTAAATAACTTTGATTGGACAAAATCACTTCGCATATGCCACCTGTGGCATCCGTTACTGTACAATTTTCATAAGAAGTTAAAAGAGAAGGTTTTTTTACGGCTAATTGAACGGTTGCACCTGTTAAATTAGCAACTATATTGTTATTTAGAATTTTAAAGACGAATTGAATAGAATCTAAATCACTTTCTTTTATTTGGATCTTCGGGATTTCCAGATTCTTTACTAGATCCAGCGTTATTTGAAATACCTTTTTCATTCGCTACACCCCCATTCGGCACATTTGGCAAACTCGCCTCAGTTTGAATTTCTTCGCCCATTTTGGCTAATTTATTTGTGTTCGGTGTATATATTTCCTCCGAATCAGGGAAATAAAGCACATCTTGTAAGCCCAATTTCAACCAATTCAGATTTAATGGGACTAAATTCTCTTTATAGCGCACTTCATCTATTTGCATGAAACCACCTTTAACGGCTATATCATAGGCTGAAAAGCGTTTTTCGATATCGGCTTTGGTTAATTCGGTCGTATCGAAAGCAAAGTAAAATTTTTCTTTTTCACTCGGTAAAAGTAGGTCCTTATTTAAAGCAGTTTCGAAAGCAGCAAGAATTGGTAAAATACACACTTTAATCCAATTGTTATATTCTTCTTCCTTAGCATCACCACTTAAAATATTGGGAGGCACTAAGAATAATTGGCAAATTTGAGCCGAGTTCGCTTTTTTATGCTCGCTTAATTGTAATTCGACCGAGGTCTGAGAAGCCTCAGCGAAATCTAGACCATTATTGAGAACCATGACATTTTCGGTCGAGTTGCCGTAGAGATTTTTCCAACCTAGCTTCAATTCGTCCATAGCTTCTTTACTTAAGCGCCCTTGGGATTTTAAAAATCCACGCTTATTTCCACCACTTTTGACCATGGTTTCTTCATAAATCATCGAATTGTAAGCTACAGAGAGCATGACATTGTTTTCTTTAAGAATGCCTGTCCCTGTCACGCCATTTCGGGATTTTCTAAGCATTTTAATGAATTGAAATTCTCGAAACATTTCACCGTTCACTTGGATATTCGCTTTTTTATAAATGGGATCAGCGCCTACATCAATAGCGACCACATTTGTATCCACATAATGCAAGCTTTTCACGGCATTTCTAGAACGATTAATAAAGGCGTAACCGCCCCCGTGTATTAAGTAATCTTCGATTAAAGCTCTTTTGAATTGAAATCCGTCCATCGTATCTTGCGTATCTCCATTTAATAAATCCGTTCGAGGATCTTCGAGTGGTTTTGTTGCCGAGGTTTTTTCCTCTTGATATAGCTTTATAGGTAGGCTTGCAACGGTTGTTGAAATTAGCTCTACACAAGCACTAAGCGCTGGGATATTAAGGGCTTGCGCCTTAGAAACGGTGCTTGTTAAAAGACCGCCTTGTATAAGAATTTCTTCTAGAGTTTGTCTTTTTTCTCTTTTGAAAGGATTTCGCACTTATTAGCACCTCTAATTTAGAATACTTGGATAGCCCAATCCGCATCCGTATTGAAAATAACGTCAACTTGAAGCAAATGTACGGCATTTATCATGCTCGCTAACATATCAATTTTGCCCGTGGACTTCTTTTTGTTGATATAAGTATCTTTGTTGTTATTTTCGACCACTTTTGCATTTTGGAAGTTAATTTCGAGCAATTCGTTTTCTAAGTAAAAAAATTCACGATTTAAGACCTTTTCTTTTAGCAATTTGGTTGCTGGGTGTAAAACACTTGAATGTTGTTTCACTTCGACCGTTTTGAGGTTTTCACGCTCGAAACGCTGAGAAGAACTGATACAGTTGTATCTGTCGTAGCCTATCCCCATCACGGTTACGTTGTATTTCGCCTCAATTTCAAGTACAAAATCCTCAATGTAGCCGTAATCCACTACGGCATCCCCACAGGCATGACATTTGCCTTCTTTGATAAAATCGTAATAATTGATTTTTTCTATTCGGTTTTTTTCTGGGATGCGTTCGGATGGGACAAAGGCAAAAGAATCTGCGTAAATCTTCAAATCTTCTTCTGTAACCATCGTTACGGCACAGTTATCTGTTGTCATGGCGAGATCGATCCCGATCCACACCAAACGCCCAGACCAATCAAACTCTTTTATCTTGCATTTGCGTAAATCTTCGACTTCTATGTAAGCTTCGCCCGAATTGGTCGGTAGAAAGTGGTTCATGTGCTTACAGAGATATTCTTCACGTTCTGCTGGCTTTTCAAGAGCATTTTGACGATTATCACGAATTTCTTGATAATTTTCCTCAATTCTGAGTGGATTCGACTGAAATAGACCAAAATCTGACCATAAATGTTCTTCTTCTGCGAAATAAAGCAAAGCAAACATACGATCATCTTTAATCGAACCGTTAAAAACCTTTTTGATATAGGCTAATTCTTCAAGCATGATACTTTGGTCTTCCGCATAAGCCGTTGTAGTCTTAAAGCGTAAAGGATTTTTAACGCTTAGTTGTCCAGACTTCATAGCATTGATGTTGCTATAATCCTTGAACGCTCCGCATTCATCAGCACAAAAAGCACTTGGGCGAATTGCGTTGTTAGCGCTTGCATCTGCCGTTCTGGGCTGATACCACGAATTTGTTAATTTACATGTCACTTTGCCCGAAAGGGTCTTTGGGACGGTGAAATACTTGCCGATCTTCGGACTAGCGTTTAATACTTGGCTAATCGCCTTTTTCACTTCACCAGCTAATTCACGATCTTTACAAATTGAGTAAAATTCGCTGAACTTGTCCTCTGTAAGCATCAAAATAATGATGATCAGCGCAACAAGCCACGTTTTTCCATTTTTCCTCGGTATAAATAAAGTTACGTCCCGATATCGATACTTCTCTGAATTCGCCTTAAATCGCCAACCAAAAATATTACACAAGAAAAAGGCTTGGAATCCTACCAAACCTTCTAAGACGCACGTACCTATGACTCCTAGCCCTGTTGCAAAGTTCAATAGGCTAAGTATGCCCTCGACCTTTTTCAGCTCGTTATGGTCGAAATAAAAAAGAAATTCGTCATCTTCTTGAAGTTCTAAATCATTCAAGAAAATGCGACATTGTATTTTAACCCATTTATTTGCGATTTCTTCGCCCGAAATGACTTTGTGGGCATATTCCTTTGCTTTTTCAAATAACATCGAATTCAACTACCTTTAAGCACTTTCAGTAATGGATCGGCTTCTTCTATTTTCTTCTGTGTCGCAATAACACCCATCTTTGCTCTCGATTGAGGCGATAGACAGGCTTCTTGGACAAATTTAAAGAAGTCGGTTGTATATTTGCTTTTCGCATTCATCAGCTCTTTATCATAAATTCGAGAAAAGTCTCGATTGATTTCTTTTTCAATGTTTTGTAATCGGTCAATAGCAATTACGCCCATTTCCATAAAATAAGAATCGATATTTCCTAAGATTCTGCTCGCTTTTAATTCTTTTACAATATTGCGAAATATTTTTTTCTGATTCGCATTAAGCGTGTTAGGTGGTTCTAGGTTGGACAAATCGCCTTTTAGTATATTTTCTGTTTCTTGGCGTGTGCGTCTTTC